GCCCAGAGACTGCACAAACAAGGTAACAACATCACTGCTTATTGTTTGCCGAAATTGGTAGATGACAAGGTAAGGGTGTACTGATGCTTGCGGAACTTGCAGCAGCCAACGCAGCTTTTGCAGTTATCAAGCAAGCTGTATCCAATGGAAAAGAAATTGCTGCCGCAGGTAATGCTATTGCTGAGTTCGTTGGGGCGAAAGAAAAACTACAGCAAAAAGCGCAAAGAAAAGGTGGCGGTTCTGATCTGGAGGAGTTTATGGCTCTGGAGAAAATCAAAGAGCAAGAAGAACAACTCAAGCAGATTATGATTTATGCTGGCAGGCCGGGGCTATGGCATGATTGGCAGAAGTTTCAGGCCAAAGCTAGGATTGCCAGACGAGAAGCAGAGCAGGAACGCAAGAAGAGGCGCAAACATCACTTTGAGGTAGCGGCAATTACGTTCATGTTGATTGTTGTGGCCTGTGTCTTGGCTGCTATTGTTCTTCTGATCTTACACCATCAAGGGAGATTGTGATGGAAGTGACTATGGAACGATTCTTGGCTTGGAAGATACTGCCAAGGCTTATGATGTTTATCATGACGTTCATGTATATCAGGGTAATCGAATGGGGAATGAGCCTAGAAGATTTGTCTACGCAGCAAAGCGCAATGATCAGTGTGGTCAGCGGCGCTATGACTGGCGCTTTTGCAGTGTGGCTTGGGAGTGAGAAGAAATGATCCAAGCACTGATCCCTGCCATTACCGAGCTTGCTGGAGGCTGGCTGAAAGGCAAAGCTGAGCAGAAAGCAGCAGAGGCCAAAGCCAAGGTAGCCAAGGCTGAAGCAGAGGCAGAAGTGATGAAAGTGGCTGCTACCCATGAGGCTGGGTGGGAGAAGATAATGGCACAGGGGACTGTGCATAGCCTCAAGGATGAATGGCTGGTGCTGCTATTCTCCATACCGCTGATACTTGCGTTCTGCGGTGAGTGGGGCAGAGGCATAGTTGCAGATGGCTTTGCGGCCCTTAGCACAATGCCGGAGTGGTATCAGTATAGTTTAGGGGTCATTGTAGCCAGTAGTTTTGCCGTAAGGTCAGCTACAAAATTTTTCAAGAAATAAGGCTATAATTGAACAGCTGTGAAATCGTTTGAGTCTCAACTCTACGAACGGTCCCGACAGGTTCACCTACATTCACATTATCCGCAAAAGCGTCATCTGGTAGTGAGTCTGATACTGCTTGCCATGCTGCTTTTTGTGAGTCGACGTATTCTCGGTCTTTTTTGAGGCCTTCTACAGAGTTGTAGTGGTACTCACGATTGTAGCAATAACGACGCTCTTTCAGACTTGGCATTATGGATTCTCCGGTTTTTCTTGCCCATTATCAGGCATCCAATGGGTTACGTCACCAGTCAGGAAGCCATAGTCACAAGAAAACATATGCATGCCTTTCCATTCTTTGCCGTCTTCATCTACATAAAATCCGTCAAAGGTTCCGCGATGGGTTCCGACTATATGAAAGTGATACCAAACTTTTTGGCCTATTTCCGGCAAACAATCATCAACAGAAATCCAATGACTCATTGGAGCCTCCTTTTTGCTTGATGCATTTGAGAGTGTTTGTTACCGTTCTTGCATGACTGCCCGACCGGCGGTTGTATGGGAAGGGAAGGGGGCAGACCGCACGGATCTGTCCCTTTCTTATGTCTTGATTACTTCCAAGGCCTCATACTTTATCTCAGACCTGTTGCCTGACTGGTAGCACTGGAAGCATGAGAATGTTCCTGCGGCGTCAATGATGAAGGCGCTGTATGCAACCTCCACCATCGATCCACAGTGCTGACAGCGACTAAGCCGCCTCTGCCGCTTTGATTCTTGTTTTCTCTTTCTTGAAGGCATTGGTGACAGCAGACTTGCGTTGCTTGTTGAAGGTTCCGATTGCTTGTGCATTAACCTTCCAGAGAGTATCGATGTCGTCAACGGTTTTGGCATTAGCAAAGTCCTGAATGATCTTGGCCTTCAGCTCATCCTGCTCACCAGCGTCATCTTCATTCTCAGACAATGGCAGATCCTCACCGGCATAGACATTGATGCCGAGGCCGTGGAATGCGATTGCCTTCACCAGACAACGCTGCAGAGCCTTGTTGACCTGACCGCCATCGGGGTGAACAACTGATTGGTTCTTGTGATCCATGACATAGTGGATCTCGGTGTGAGCAATCTCATCGATGGTGACAGTGACCATGACATAAGTATGGCCCTTTGTGTCACGCATGAACGGCAACGGATTGTTCTGGTTGTCACGGAAGATATGCTTCTCGAAAGTGGCATGCGGATACTGCTGCTTGACGTAGGCCCATGCCCAAGTCCAAGACAGATAGTCAAACTTGCCTTTCTTCTTGACCTCTTCGGACACATCAAAAGACGACAGGTTCTGCCATACACTAGGCATTAGATAACCCTCCATACACGGTATTCGTTTGAACTATGGCGACGAGTAGCGATCTTCATGCCACGGCGAGAAGCGGCATTCCTGATTGTCGCAATCTTACCAGCAGCGACCACAAAGCTATCGCCTACTTCCAGCTTATCCATCCAGTCCCACTTACCAGTTCTAGTGGTGGGTATAGGAAAGCCCTTCTCGATTTTAGGGTGATTAGCCATCGTTATCCTCCTTTGGCTCAATGAGGCGACACGAGATAGTGCCGCTGCGTGATCGGGTCACAGAGATCTTGTAACCCTTCATGTTGCCTGAACACGGATAGTCCATGCGTCTGCATCCTTCAGGCATCTTGGCTTTGATGAGTTGTTTGGCTGCGTCAGACACAAGCTCGGATGACTTGGCAACAGAGATGTCGGCTGCATACATGTTGAGTTCAGCCTCACTGTTTTCTGTAAAGTCATCCATGTCACGCATGTCCTTGATGACATACATGTCAGAGTGATCTGCTGGCGGCATTGCCATAGGCGCAGCCTCAACACCATTCTTGTACATGTTCCAGAAGTTGACACAGTTGTCGATATACATGCTGGCCCAGGACTGATCGAGAGTAAGCATACGCCACTCCATGCGGCAGCGAACACCGAACAGCGCTACGAGATAGCACCTGTCAGTACCGCTAACGAGCATGTGATGCTGGCACTGAGGAGCATAGAAGTCAGCAAGCTCGTCCATGTCCTTGAATCCGAAGTGCGCCTTGATCTCCAGAGGAGCGTTGTCGCCAACAACACGCCCATCAAAGGTAGAATGCAGAGGCACACCGTTACGGATAATAGTCTTGCCACCTCCACGGAAGTTGACCTGTCGCTTTTCAGCCTCGGCCCACTTGTCGATGATGTATGGCTCCAAGTATGTTCCGGTATCCATAAGGAGCTGCGTCTGCTTTGAGAACTTAGCACGTTCTTCTCCCGCTTTCTGGCGCATCAGAGTCATCCACTCTGCAATGTCGCCGCCAGCAATAATCTTGGCATCGGATGAGCCAATGTAAGTTGCACGTTCTTTCAGTTGAGCGTCAGTCAGCATCGTGTTCCTCCTGATATTCACGCCAGTTATCAACAAGCACTAGTTCCAGCCCATGCTCACATCCAATCTCTGTGGCTTGTGCATCAGCCTCTTCTCTTGTTGGTGCGTAAACCTCGAAGTAGTGATAGGTGTCGTACACCCATAGCTTATCCTTTCTCATACCGGACACCTCGAATCCATCTCATCCATCTTTTCATTGTGGCATTCACACTCGCCAGCTTTGACGGTTGCGTAGTCACAATCATGTTCGCAGTCCACACGATCACCTGACGAGTTCTTGCCGCCAGATGCGTATGGATTGTCGAAGTCATCAAAGAAAAATGGACGATAGTCTTCTGGGTTTGTGCGGCTGTAGAAGTAAAGCTCTGCCTTACCGACAGGCTTGATTGATTCTTTCAGAACTTCAAGCGGTGTCTTGAAGTCTACAGTCTCTCCCTCTTCGTCTGTGCCACAGAAGAGAGCATTGTTTGCAAGAGGATGGGGATAGTTCTTGTGAATCCAGAACCAGTTGGGCTGATACAGGCCCTCGTCATCGATGTAAGCACAGTCTCCATTCTCGTAGAGGCGAACAACATCGAACGTACGGCAACCAATGGCAGGAGAGATATCCTCCCATGTGTTGAACTTGAATTCATTGAACAGAAGATTGATGCCGTCATCAGCGGCGGTAAGCAGGAAGGCCTTCATCACGGTACTCCTTGAATGTCAATACACACTACCATATAGTTGGCTTGTTATCGAGGGCTAATGCTATGTGCGAACAGCAGTTTACCTCTGATTTAATCAAGCAATTTCAACGCCGTAGATACGATCTTGGCATAACTCAGGTCGCTCTGGATTCCATGCTCGGAGTTTCCCCTGGTGTCGTAGCCAAGTGGGAAATCGGAAACAGGAAGCCAACATTGTTCAATGCGTACTGCTGGGCTGAAGCCCTTGGTTGCAACATAAAATTAGAGGTGCGAGATGATGATCTGCGGGATTGACCCCGGTGTTACCGGAGGCATTGCGTTTTACAATGGGCTGGAGTTGTACGCCCATCGTGTTCCCACATCCAAACTAGCCAACAAGAAAATTTTGGATATGGAAGGTATTTGCAAACTGCTGGTGCAATACGAACCTGACATGGTTTTTATTGAACAGCAGCAAGCCATGCCGAGGCAGGGTGTAGCCAGCACCTTCAAGACTGGCTTTGGCTACGGAGTTTACATCGGCATATTGCACGCACTTGGCTATAGCTACACAGTCGTCATCCCACGGAAATGGAAGTCAGATCTGGGCGTGCCTAGCGATAAGGATATGGCCCGGCAACGAGCAACTGATCTCATGCCAATGGGAGAGAGCAGCTGGTCTCGCAAATGCGAAGACGGTGTTGCCGAGGCATCGTTGATTGCCTATTGGGGCTTGTACTGCGGCCAGTCACCCAGCGGATCGAAGACAGGATTCTTGTCCAAGAACTTTACCAAAGCCTCAATGCGAGCTTTCTTTGGTCCTGATGACACCTTGCCGAAGCAGTAATCCTCAAGCATCTCGATCTGATTGATCTTGTACTTGTTCAGCCATTTGGCGTCTGGTTTGAACCATCCACGTTCACCTGACGCCCTGCTGAGAGAAGCAAAGTCTGGGATGATTTCCTTGATCGTGTCAGAGTAGAAGTCATACTTGCCCAGACCCGTGAGGCAACACGCAACAAATAACTTATCAAGCTCCAAATCTGGGAGATCAACGCAGTACTTGAGCGGTGTAGTGCCGTCAGCATCGAAAGCGTCTCTAGCAGCGTCAATGTGAGACTGTATACACGCCTCATGAAGCGGATGTACATAATCATCTGGGTACTCCTCACTGGGGAACAGCGTCTGGTGATCTGCATAGACATGACCGACGCGGTTGGTGTGGTTGTAAGTATATCCGAGGGATCGATGACAAAGCAGAGCCTTCATGATCTTGACGTAGCCAAGCTCATTCTCGAAGATGCTGTCTTTCATGAAGTGTGCGTAGTAACCAGCAAGCAACGCTTCTTGAGGCTTTGACATTGTAAGAGGCGTTACTTCACCCTCTTCCTCTGCCTCGACCTCCTGTGCTTCCTGCTGCTCCTTGGTCTCACGCATCACAAGTTCTTGGATGGTGACAGCAAAACGAGAGCTATTGTACTGGATGCACAGTATTTTGTCGGCAATGCCATATGTCTCATGATTTTCATCATAGACAGCGGTGAAGCCACGGCACTCAGGGTCATCCCAATAGAATGAGTCACGCAGTAGGATGGCGTCTGCGTATCCTTTTGCACGATACTCTTCAACCATGTTGAGCAATGCACCCTGCTGAAGAGCCTCAAACTCCTCAACATTGGTGATATATTCCTCATCACTGAAGAGATCTGACTCTATGTTCAGCTTGTCACGATTCTTGTCTACATCAAACAAAGCGTGCTTGACCTCAATCTTCTTCAGAGTCATGAAATGTTTGATTGAGGCGATGTGGTAGTTGACGTTCTCTTCCAGATACTTGTCCTGCGCTGCATGATCGCCAAGCGTCAGAGCCTCTGCCACGCCGATGTTGAAGTCATAAGCACGGAACATCTGCTTGGCTTTGTCAGACAGCTCAGCGAGGCCCACACGCTGTTTAACCCACTTGTCAGTTTGACCAAAGCGAGCAGCGACTGACACAAAGTCTTCACTGCCGTCTGCAACAAGCGCCATGATGACATCACACTCGTCAAGCGGGTGCATGTTCTCACGCATCATGTTGGCATGGAGGCCAACCTCACGATCATCAGAGTCAAGAACCACACAGTTTACGAGCGTGTCTTTGTCCTTGTGTATCTGGCGCAATGCTTCGAGGCGACGGCCGCCATCGATGACGTTGTAGCCCTTGCCGTTCTTGACGACGACAAGATTATGAAGCAGGCCCTTGGCCCTGATTGAGGCGACAAGCTGCCAGTGACCTTCTTTACTGGCTTTTACTTGCCTCACATTGTAGGGACTCTGCTTGAGTTCCTTCAGCGGTATCTGCTGTTGCATCGGTTTTTTCCTCCGTTTGCATGATTACAAAATAGTTCTTCCACTCTCCTGCCTTTGGCTTGAAGCGGCACATGGGGAATGAGTAGCGCTCTTCCTTGGGTTTGAAAGTGATTACTTGGTGAACGATAGTTTCGTAACCCAGCTTGGGGCAGTAGTCCCAGAACTGAAGCGAGACCATATCGTTCTCCACCTTCCATGTGATTCGGTGGCAGTCGATTGAGATTGATGAGCTGTGCAACTCAGTCCTCCATGATTTTGTCTGTCAAATACTTGCTGGCGAAGGCGACACCAATCCATAACGGTGCGCCCAGAACGCTCACCAGCAGGGTCGGATTGATCCCCATACCGACGAGTAAGGTCAGGACAAGAAACGACAAGGCTAGGTGAACAGTGACGAACCAGCCAATCCAGCGGGTCTTGTCGTTCAGGAAATTGAGTCGTCGTAGTGTATTGAGCATGCGTTGTTCCTCCCGATGTAGAATTCTTTCTGGTCATCATCCATCTCCGATTCCAGCAAAAGGTCAGAGCCTCCGCATGTCGTGCAGAAGCCGCCGTTGTGATTATCGTAGTGTTTGAGATCTTCATAAGATAAGTGCCATGTCTCACAGTCACGGCAGATGTAAACATCATTCATGGTTCCAGTATCCCTTCTCGAATCATGTCTGAGATCCTGTCCTCTACCCAAGGTTCCTTGAGGCGTTGGTACAGGCCGGTGTCGTGGATGTACTGCCAAGCGTCAACAAACTCCTGATCGGATCGAGGCGTCTCTATGCCTTTGGCAATCATAACCGCCACATTGGGGGTCATATCACTTGTGAATGGTTTCATTGGCTTCTCCTCTGAGGCGGATCACTATGCTTACCTATCCACAGGGTAGCCATGGCCCCTGCTTCAAACCAACCTTACGTCTCGCTGAGTGGCTTTCCCACCGATGCGGTCGGCATCCACCCCTCAGCACAGCAATCACTCCGCACTTTCAAAAAGGGTGAGAGAGGCGGGGAGGAAATCCGCCCCTCTCCATTTCAGATTAGAATGGGATGTCGGTGTCGTCCACCTTCCCGCCAGCCGGGGCGTTACCACCCTCTGACTGGCTCCCACGGGAACCGAGGCGGAACGTCGAGCCAGCACCAGCCAGCTTGACCTTGAAGGAACGCTGAGTCTGGCCGTCCTTCTCGTACTCCTCGATGATGGGTTGACCCTGAACGAACACGGTGCTGCCCTTCTTGAGGTACGGCTCGATGACGTTGGTGACGAGGCCTTTGCCATTGCCACCATCCCACGCTTCGCAGCGATACCAGTGGGTCTTTTCGACCTTCTCACCGGCCTTGTTGGTGTAGTTCTCGTTGACTGCGACAGAGAAGTTGGCAACCTTTGTGCCGTTCACGTCACGGATCTCTGGGTCTGCACCAATGTTACCGGATACAGTGATCTGAGCGAAATTCATGTCTGATTCTCCTTACGTTGGACATGATTGAAATGAGGCAGTTTACACGAGTCATGCCCAGGACTCCCAACAGGCGAGGGACTGTTGACTCCCACAGACAGTGAGTTGCAGGGAACATTGTTTCCCACTGCCTGATCCAAATCATCTTGGCTTAACTTCTTGCCACCGGAAGCGGAGCCCAGAACGGACAGGCCTCTTGTAACCTACTGCTTTCTTTGACAAAAGTAATGTCAGAGAAATTAGGCACCCCCCTATCACTGCTGCCATCATGCCAGCAAAAGTGCCAGCAAACATGACGACAAGCAGCAATGTTGAGATGATGTCGATAGGAACGTCAAGCCAAAGAACTTTTTTGAAGTCAAACTTGGCTAGAAGAAACAGAATAGCGAGACCGGCAAACACACCGGCAATAACAAAGAACAACATGTGATCCTCCTCTGAGGCGAAGAAATCGGTGGTGAGGTTGACAAGGTGATGGGAGACCTGACGCGATGCCAGATCTCCCTCCCGGTGTTACTCAAGGTGCATGCTGTCTGCACCATGATCCTGATCGACTGGTGCCTCGACCAACCCTGTCTCCCGGGCAAATGTCCAGAAGTCATCCTTGTTGGCTTGGTACGTCTCCATAGTGAGCTGACCCTTCCTGGCCCTCATCCGCTGAACCTTGGGCAGATCCTTGAGCCGAGTATAAGCGCCGAAGCTGATGCCGCTGACGTCGATGGCGTGCTGCCTGACAGGGCCGCGAGCTACCTTGAACGCCTCGTTGATTGTCCACCACTGGACACGAAGGCGCTCAAGCTGCTCGTCGTACTGCTCGATGGTGTTCTGCGTGATCTCGATACCGACATCGTTGCGGATGGCCTTGGCACGCTCACGCTTGACCTGAACGGCACGGTTAGCGACGTTGTCGAGCATCTTCTCGAACATGCGGGGCAGCTGGTCGCCGAGCTTGGCCTGTATGATGACGTCGTTGCCGTCGTCGAACATGTCGATGACAGCCTTGAGACGGCTGGCAAGCTCACGACACCACCGTGCATGGTAGTCGTCGTCGGGCAGCTGATCTTTCTGCAGTGCCTTGGCGATGCGGTCAAGATTCTCAGGTGTCAGGTCGTCCATTGTCATCTCAGTCATGTGATTCTCCTCTCAGTCAAACAGGTAGTTACGATAGCCTTTAACCCAGAACAAACTGGAACTGGCTTCTATCAAAACCTCGCAACCCTCTTGTGTCAGCTTGTCTGCCCAGCGATGCTCCTTGAACATCTTCTGCGAGTCAGCAGGGCAACCAAGGTTGTGCATGACGTTTAGTGCAGCAGTGATGCGTCGGATGTGCTTACGCAGCTCAGACTCCCAATCGCTCCACTCCCCACGGTGACAGGTCATCTCCTCACCAAGGTTGATGAGCAACTGCTCGTGGATACGGATAAGATCGGCAGGGCTGATCTCCCAGATGGTGTTCGGTATCTTCGTAATCATGATTCACCTCTACGTTTGCGGGGTGGGCAACCTCACCCACCCCATGTTGGCTTTGTGTCAGTCAAAGATGTTGATATCAGAGTCGCTCATCTGCTCTGCAAGATCAGCAGCACGTTGCAGATCGCCTGACTCCAGTGCCAGACGAACCTCATCTGCTGCCCAGACATCAGGCAGATCTGTGAACGAATGATGTGCGATGACGGTATCAGCAATGACCTCGGACTCATCGACCGGACGGAACTTGTATGGTTGCATGGTCTTTCTCCTTTACGTTTGACCAGTTCGCTACACACTCACAACGATTGGTAGCCTTGACCCCGCCGGACCACAGCAGGCTCGCAGCAGTCAAGCCCCTTGCCCGCAAGGGTGAATATTGTTTGGCCGGTATAGAACGAGATGATTGAGAAACATGAGCCGCGCTACTGCACGGCGACACCATACGGATCACACAAGATATGAGCCAAAGAATATTCAGGGCTTTACTGATCGAGACTGAATGGGGTCATCATTTCATGATAGGCTAACAAATCGTTGTGTGTGTGTTTCAAGACAGAGAGTCGCCCTGTGGAGTTCGCTGATGTCCCCATCAGGACATCAGTGAAACACAGCGACGAACGGTAACGTGATGACTCGCATGTGAGTGTGTTAGCGGAACCCAGAATCTCAGCGGAAGGGCGGTGCGAGCCGACCTTTCACCTGAGATTATGATGGTGTCCGATTACTACGAATCATGCTGTTGATACGAGAACGAAAAGAAACGACACAGTAAGAACGTGATGTAGGTCAGGCTCCGCAGATGAGCTTTAGCTCAACCTGTGGAGGAACAATAACAATGGCTTACAACAAGTGACTTGACAGGGTTTTGAGAGGACTGTGTATACTCGCTCGTAGCGCAACAGGACACGAACATGACCAAGGCAGACGAAAGCCAACAAGAGCGATACAAAGGTGGTGTGGTTCCGATGGAAGACATCGAGAAACATGCTCCCGAAGTGCGGACGGCACAGCCGCAAATTACTGATGCACAAGCGGAGTTGGTGCATGTAATCTTGCATGATGGTTGCAACCCAACAGAAGCAGCAGAGAGGTTGGGCAGGAACAAGGCTTGGGCGTACAATACGCTACGAAAACAGCATGTTATCGAATACAGACAACAGTTGGCTATGCTGACTTTGGGATGGGACGCCACACAAGCGATGGCAACAATGAGAGAACTGCTGACAAGCAAGTCACAATACGTCAGGCTGGAAGCTGCAAGGGATCTGATGGATCGTGCTGGATTCAGACAGGACGCGGTGAGAACACCTAGCACTGCGGTGCAGATTAACTTCAATGTTGACTAGGGGTCCCAACGCTAATGTAGGTCTCTGTGTAAACCGCCTTAGAAAACTGCGACGGACCACATAGACGGTATTTCACACGCACAACGGATCAATCTAGAGCAACCCCCCAAAAAATATTTTAACCCAAGGAGGCGATTATGGGTGAGAAAAGTCCAAGCGAAGGCGGCGGCAACGAAAGAGCAAGATCAGCTCGACTGAAGAAAGAGCGTGAAGCTGCTGAAGCCGCAAGAAGGGCTGCCGCAAAACAGCCGATGAAGGTCTCAACAACAAATCGAACAGACAGACAGCAAATGGCTACTGCTGACAGGATGCCCGGTGGCTATGGCGGCATGACAAGATCAAAAGCGGCAATGGGCACGAGAGCATCTGCCATTGAAGAGCTTACTGCACGAAGGGATGATACCCGCAATCCAATTAGCCGAATGAACCTTGATAATCAGATTAGGGAACTAAAAGCTGGCGGTACTCCTGTTCAGACAACCTTTAGCCGTACAGGTGCCAGAGCCGGTGAGGTTTTGACTGTTGGGGTTGTTGGCAGGGGTGGAAGATTCTCTGGCCGTCAGGGATTTGATCCCGGTTCCGGTAATGTCAGGCTGAATCCCAATACCGGCGCATATGAATCTAGATATGGAATGGGGGGAACTAGCGGTTCTGGTGGCGATAGTGAAAGAGCAACAACATCAGCTACTGCCCCATCTACTCCAGTAAAGTCTATAACTGGAGCCACACAACCTCCGACTGGCCTTGGATCTGAAGATGCTGCACGAAGAGCATTTCTTCAATCCGGTTCAGGTGGAGTTATCCGACGTAAATACGGTTTGTAATGCAACTTGATTACAAACCACCCGGCCCCATAGCAAAAGCCTTTATGAAGGACGAGGCTTTTGTTCGGGGGATCAGGGGTCCTGTGGGATCTGGCAAGTCTGTCACTTGTTGCATGGAGATAATGCGCCGTGCAGTTAACCAGAAGCCAAATGAAGGTGGTATAAGGCGCTCAAGGTGGGCCGTTATCAGAAATACCAATCCCCAGCTAAAAACCACCACGATCAAGACTTGGCGTGACTGGTTCTCAGACGAGATTGGCAAGTTTGTGTGGTCGCCTCCGTATACACATCTTGTCAATTTCTCTCTGGGGGATAAGACTACTGTTGAGCTTGAAGTCATCTTCTTGGCTTTGGATAAGCAGGAGGATGTTAAGAAGCTGCTGTCATTGGAACTTACAGGAGTATGGATCAATGAAGCACGAGAGATCCCTAAATCGATTGTGGACGCCTGCACCATGCGCGTGGGCCGCTTTCCCTCTATGCGTGATGGTGGGCCTTCTTGGTTTGGCGTTATCATGGACACAAACGCACCAGACGAGACGCACTGGTGGGGGATCATGTCAGGAGAAGTCCCAGCACCTGAATATATGGCAGAAGAAGAGAAGATCCTTCTAATCAAGCCAGATGACTGGATGTTTTTTTCCCAGCCAAGTGCCATGAAGGAGATCAAGAACCAATCCGGCGGTATTGAGGGCTATGAGCTAAACAACAAGAGGGAAAACAAAGAAAACCTCCAGCCCAACTATTATGACAAGATTATCCTTGGTAAGGCCCCGTCCTGGGTTAAGGTTTATGTACTAAATCAGTATCAGGCCCTAATGGACGGCAAGGCCGTCTATCAGTCATTCAGAAAGGAAGCCCATGTTGCCCAATCACCCATTGAGCCGATCGATGGCAGGGAGGTTATCGTTGGCATTGACTTTGGCCGCACGCCGTCGGCAATCTTTACGCAACAACTCCACTCGGGCAAGTGGACAGTATTCCACGAGGTTATCGGGCAGGACATGGGGGCAGGAAGGTTTGCGGATGTCCTCAAAAGAGAAATCACTCGACACGGATGGGACAAGCACGACTTCAAGTTCATAGGCGACCCTGCTGGCAACCAGATGGCCCAGACATCAGAGCAGACGCCGTTTATGATTTTAAGGGCGGCCGGCATTCAGGCTTATCCTGCGCCAAGCAACGACACACAGATACGCATCGAAGCTGTCGATGGTGTCCTAAACAGGATGGTGGATGGCTATCCGTCAGTTGCAATCAGCCCGAATTGCACTGTGCTAATCTCTGGTTTTGAGGGTGGCTATCAATATAAGCGCCAGTATCACATGGGTAACGAGCGGTTTGAGGAAAGACCGTCGAAGAACAGGTTCTCTCATATTCACGATGCTCTCCAATATGCGTTCTTAGGGGGTGGTGAAGGTCGAAAGGTAGTGTTCGGTGGGAGTAAGCGGCCTTCCCATACAACCGTTGCGAGGGTTGGAAACCCTTTGGAGAGACAAAGAGAGCGTAATGGCTTCAAATCTAGGCGTCTCAGGGCATGAAATGGATAATCTGCTTTAAAAAGGCTAATAATATTGGCACTTGGAGGTTATTTACGGCTCATAGACCCGATTTTGGGCATGTATTTGCCGTCAGATACGATCCTGATCTTGATTTATGGGTTAGGTTTGAGTGTGCCAGCCAAAGATTCAATTTTGACTTGCTTTCGGAAGAGGCTGCTGACTATTTGGTTTATGATATGGTCGAAAACTGCCTCTGCGTTGAGGTAGAAGCTGTAGACAACTCTATTTATGCCCCTCGTTGGCTTTATTGCGTAAGTTTTGTAAAGCATATTATAGGTATCAGGAAACCTTGGGTTCTGACGCCTTATCAGCTGTATTGTGAATTGATTAAAAAAGAACACCGTATCATCTTTACCAAATCACAAGGAGAAGACGATGGGATTCATGTCTGCCCCCAGCCCGCCGCCACCTGATCCAGAGTTGGCAAAGCAGCGTAAGGCTGAAGAAGATCGACTTGCAAAACAAAAAGCTGAAGACGAGCGTCGTCAAGCGGAAATGGAACGTAAGCAGCGCCAGAATCTTATTGGTGCAAGATCGTTGCAGGATGAGGATATTGTTGGATTCACTGGATATCGCCGCAGAAGCCTCGGCAAATCCATAAGGAGTTAATATGTCACCCCATGTAGATGACGGCAATCCGACCCCAGCATCGGCTGCATCAGGCAATAAGGAAGAGCTGAAGCGTGTAATGGATCGCTTCAAGAAGGCCAAAGGACGCTGGAACTCTTGGACCGATTTGTGGGAAGAGATCTATGATTACGTTCTTCCTCATCGTGAGAGTTTTTTTCAAGAAAGCCCAGCAGCTCGGCGTACCGAAAATATATATGATGAGACTGCTGTGGTTGGTCTGCCTAAGTTTGCTTCTCGTCTACAACTTGGTTTCTTTCCACCGAATGGTCGTGCATTCCGACTTCTACCCGGCCCCGAGTTTCCTAACGAACTCCGCAGTAAATCCCTAGAAGAAGAGCTTGATCGTATCACAGACCTTATCCATGAGGGTCTGCGGAACTCTAACTTCAATGCCGAGATGCACGAAGGCTTACAAGACCTTGGCCTTGGGACCATGAACCTCCTTGCTGAAGAGGGGCGGTTTATGGGTGATCTGCATTTTACGTCTGTACCTCCCACCAATCTTGCGCTTCTCCCCGGTAAGCAAGATACGGTGACAGACTGGTTCCGCTGGAACTACCAGACAGATCTGACCGAAGTAAAACATCGGTATCCCAAGGCTAAATTTACAGACAAGATGCTCAAGGAGCAGAAGAAGAACCCAAATCGCAAAACACGCATTGTTGAAGCCACAATGTATGATGCGACTAATAGGTTTAAGGACGAGTATACCTATTATCTGATCTCCGAGACCGATCAGGCAATTCTGATGAAAGAGAAGCTAAACGGTCGTGGTGCTACCCCTTGGATTACAACACGTTGGTCTAAGTCCGGTTTTGAGGTTTGGGGCCGTGGTCCTGTGCTGCAAGCAATGCCAGCAATCAAGACGTTGAATCTGACTGTGCAGCTTATCCTTGAGAACGCCGAAATGGCTATCTCTGGCAGCTATGTCTATGATGATGATGGTGTTTTCAACCCTGACAATATTACCATTCAGCCGGGTACATTTATTCCAAGAAGCCCCGGTAGTGTAATCGATAGTCTTCAAAGCCCAGGACGGTTTGACGTAGCCCAATTAGTATTGGATGATATGCGCCGCAACGTCCGTAAGGCGCTCTTCATTGACGAACTGGACACTCGTCCTAATGCGAGAACTCCACTTTCTGCTACAGAAGTCAGTGAACGTCTTGCAGACGTTGCACGAGATATGGGTGCCGTTGCTGGCAGGATGCAGAAAGAATTTTTGCAGCCGCTGGTTGAGCGCATCGTCTATATCTATAAGAAGCAAGGCCTCTTAGACATACCAAAGGTGGACGGACGCGAACTGCGTATCGTTCCAGTTTCTCCCCTGCTACGAGCGCAGGACCAGCAAGACGTTGCTGATTTTGTCAGGTTTCAGCAAACTGTTGCCTCCACCTTTGGACCTGAGATTACCCCTGTCCTGTACAATCAGGAAAAGGTAGTTCAATATCTTGCTCAGAAGTTTGGGATCATGGAGGAGCTTCTTGCAGATCCCAAGCAGGTGCAGGGCAATGTCGAAGTTCTGCAACAGTTGATGCAAACACAACAGGGGCAATAGTGAGTAAGCAACGTGGAACGATTTCGGTTGATGGTCGCGGATATACTAGTGACGTTGAAGCTGATCTTAATTCTAAGGCCTACGGTCTCTTTGGCTCTGGGATTGGCAGGGATTTTCTCCAGTATCTCGAAAGCATTACGACGCAAAGCATACACCCTGCTGGAACAAATATCGAAGTATTAGCCCATGCTGAAGGCGCTAGATGGGTTGTTGCAATTATGAAGAAGCGTTGCGAGCTAGGAAGGAAACAGGGCGATGGCTAAACCGGCAAATCCTAGTCTGTATGCAAGAGCAAAGGCCATTGTTAAAGCAAGGGTCAAGAAGTGGCCTAGCGCATATGCAAGCGGCCAGTTGGTTCAGCAGTACAAGCGCATGGGTGGCAAGTACAAATGAGCCTGACCAAGTGGTTCAATGAGAAGTGGGTAGACATATCCACGAAGAAAGATGGAAAGCATCCTGCATGTGGCCGCAAGATGGGCGATGGCAGGAGGGGCTATCCAAAGTGTGTTCCTGCGTCCAAGGCTGCAAGGATGTCTTCTTCTGAGAAGAAAAGTGCAACTCGACGCAAAAGAGCAACTAATCCTTCAGGTGGCGGTAAAAAGCCAACATATGCGAGGACATAATGGCAGATAGAAAGAAGCAGCTTACTGATAGGCAGAAAGCAACGATGAAAAAGCATCGTAAGCATCACACTAAGGCTCATATGGATTTTATGACCAAGAAGATGATGGGTGGCGCAACCTTTACCCAAGCGCATAAGATGGCTATGAAAAAAGTTGGTAACTAATGGCCCCTAGAGCGAAAAAGACACCGGCATGGCAGCGCAAGGAAGGACAAAACCCAGAGGGCGGCCTCAACGAAGCTGGAAGGCGTTCGTTGCGAAGGCAGGGGAAAAACATCAAACGCCCAGTTTCGGCAAAAGAAGCAAAGAAAAGCCCAAAGAAAGCGGCAAGACGCAGGTCTTTCTGCGCTCGTATGAAGGGCATGAAAAAGAAGCTGACTTCAGCTAAGACCCGAAACGACCCTAATAGCCGTATCAACAAAGCACTAAGAAAGTGGGATTGCTAAATGAGTGAGGAACTTCAGGAGACCGCAGAGGTCGAAGAACAGCCACAGGTTCAGGCAGATGTGCAGGAGCAACCTGAGGAATCATTTACTGACAGGCCAGATTGGCTTCCAGAGAAATTCAAGACCCCAGAGGACATGGCGAAAAGCTATGGTGAGCTTGAGCGTGGATTCTATCAGCGTAAGGATGATCTGCGTGAGCAGATTATTGATGAGATCAATCAGGATGCGATGAAAGATGCTCCTGCCAGTCCCGCTGACTATGATGTCAACTTTCAAGCGCCAGAAGGCATGGAGTATACCGTTGACGATGATGATCCTCTTCTTGGCTGGTTTAAGGGCAAAGCTCATGAGTATGGCTTGTCCCAAGATGAGTTCGATGGACTTATCAATGAATATGCACAGGCAGATCTTCAACGTGGGCCTGACTGGAATCAGGAATCAGAAGCCCTTGGTGAGTATGCAGAAGATCGACTAAACCGTGTAGACGGTTGGGCGAGGGGTAGCCTGACGCAAGAAGGCTATGAGGTCTTTGCCAACATTCCTGCATCTGCCGGCATGGTGCAACTTTTTGAAGAGCTGATGGAGCTGAATGGCCAGCCGCAGTTCAATATGGTTTCTGAAACAGAGTTTCAGGAAGTTCTTTCTCTGGACGAGCTTAGATCCATGCAAAATGATCCTAAGTATTGGAAGGAGAAAGACCCTGCATATATCGCTAAGGTGCGTGCAGGGTTCGATCAGTATTCTCGGCGCAACCGTTAATGTGAATTAACAAGCTGAGAATATTGTGACATGTTGTTTGTACTAGAAGGCCCTAAAGCAATGGATAATCTTCGGACCCTGCGCTGACGGATAACCAGACTAGAATCGAACTTGTATCAACTCGACCAAACCCGAGGAGGGTATAATGGCTACACCGTCCATTAGCACTTCCTTTATCGAGGAGTTTGAGTCTGGCGTCCACATGGCTTATCAGCGCATGGGGTCCAAGCTCAGGAACACCATTCGTACTGCGAATGGGGTCAAGAACAAGACCACGTTCCAAAAAATCGGTAAGGGCTTTGCTACCACCAAAGCGCGGCATGGTAATGTCGCACCTATGAATCTTGCTCACACAAATGTCAGCGTGACCCTTGAGGACTATTTTGCTGGCGAGTGGGTAGATGATCTCGACCAACTCCGTATCAACCATGATGAGATGCTTGTCGCTCAACAGTCTGGTGCATATGCACTTGGCCGTAAGACCGACGATCTCATTCTGGCAGCTATGGATGCTACCACTTCGACCCATAACGAAACCTCAAACGGCGTTACGCTTGCTTGGGCTTTCGGCCTTATGGAGCTTTTCGGCAACAACAATGTTCCTGACGATGGTCAGCGTTACGTTGCTGTTGGCTGGGAGCAGTGGTCACAGCTTCTTGATCTGGATGAGTTCTCTCGCACCAACTACGTTGGCGAAGGAGACCTTCCTTTCAATAACGCTATGACCGCCAAAGAGTGGCTTGGCTTCATGTGGTTCCCATTCTCTGGTCTAAGCGAAACTAACGGTTCTGGTGCTGCTGGCACTACGCACCGTAAGTGCTTTGCTTGGCATCAGGGTTCTGTGGGCCATGCAATCGGCGCTGATGTTTCGTCCAACATGCAGTATCACAACGACAAGGATGCGTACTTTGTTCTGAACAAGATGCAGATGAACGCTACCCTGATCGATGCTGAAGGTTGTTTCGAACTTGAGCTGAAGAAATAAGGAGGAGTTGAGATGGCTTATACAGACGCAAACTTCACCTTGGTTAACTATTCAGGCAATGGCTTCCATATCTGGCACTATGTGTCTACTGGCGACAACCTGAACACCATTGATACCGCTGGCTACTTCAATGATAAGTCTAGCGAGATCAATGTTGGCGACGTTATCTTTGTCAACGCTTCAAACGGCTTTGGCATTGCAACCGTTGTTTCCAACTCTGGCGGTACCGTCGATACTGGCGATATCGTGAGCATGACAACGGATAGTCGTTGATGGCTAAGGCTCCAGCAAAAAAGAAGGCGGCAGCGAAAGCTGCCCCTTCCTCGTCTGCCAAGACTGTTAAACGCCGTAACGGCACAGTCACATTTGGCAAAAACACAACCATCGGCAAGGGAGTCCAGTAATGGACCCAGATGAAATTCGCAAAAAAGGCAACAAGATCGTTGGCTTTGAGCATCGATCTCGTTCTGGAAAAACCACTGAGCTTCTTGGCATTTACAACATGCCTGATCCAAATTCTCCAATGAATCGTCTGATTCGATATATGGGAAAATTAAAAAAATCAGGCACTACTCAGGGCAGAAATAATCCTCGTAAGGGAGCTAGGTAATGAAAAAGAAGCCAATCAAAAAGCCTAAGCCACGCAAAGGCGGGGGTTACTGATGTACGGTAAGGGCAAAATCAAGAAAAAAGCCAGCAAAACTATGGGTAAGCCCACTCTCACTGCAAAACAAAAAACCCTTCCTAAGGAGCTTCAGGAAAAGATCCTTGCCTCTAAACAACGGAGCGCATAATGCATGCAGGATTTAAGAACTGCCCAACATGCCCGACAAAAGCAAAGTGTCGTGCAGCAGGGAAATGCTTAAACAAAAAGAAGTCTCCAAGAAACATGGGTCGTTAGTAAATGCCAACAACTCCATCTACCGATATTGAAGTAGCGCAGAAGGCAATGGTTCTGATCGGTTTGGAGCCATTGACCTCATTTACTGATGCTACTGATGAAGCTCTGGTAGCTAACACCATCTATGAGGATGTTGTTGCAGACTGTCTTAGTCAGCATAGCTGGAACTTTGCTACAGGTCAGAAGGTTCTTGCAAGACTTACTGATGTTCCTGCCGATCGTTGGGATGCTGCATATGCTCTTCCTACAAATCCCCAGACGCTTCAGGTAATAACTGTAACCATTGATGATGTGCCGCAGCGGTATGACATCTATGAGCGCTATGTGTATATAAACGCACAGGCAGAAGATAATGTAGTCCTGAACTATGTGTTTCGGCCTGAAACGCAGTACTGGCCCCCTACATTTACAATGTGGGTTATCTTCCGTCTTGCGTCTGTATTGGCTTTGTCTGTGACACGCAAAGCAGATGTTGCAAGCTCGTATACTACGCTTGCTGACGCTCAGTTCCGTCGTGCAAAGGCAAGAGACAGCCAGCAAGTTACGACACAAGGCTTGCGATTAAGCAGATTCAATCGTGCCAGACTTGGTAGTGGAATCTTTCAAGAGATAGAAGGCACATAATGAAATGGCGCTGCTTAGACAGTTATATACAAACTTTACGTCGGGAGAGGTAACACCCCTTTTCTCGGCAAGAATTGATGCAGCCGCCTATAAGAATGGCGTAAAGGATCTTGAGAATTTCCGTATCCTTGCTCAAGGCGGCATCAAGCGTAGGCCCGGTTTAAGAAAACGCTATAATGTTGGCCTTGGCACCTCGTATGCTACTCAGCTTGTGCCTTACGTTTATGATGAAGATGAAGCGTATCTTATTCTTTTTGCCAGCACTGGCAGTCAAGCAGCTATTCAGGCTTACGATCCCACTAAAGAAACATTTGCAATAAACATGACTGGCTCTGCAGGAAACTGGACTGCTGCAGGTATAGTTGGAAATTTAAAATATGCTCAATCTGGGGACACAATGATTGTTGTTCACCCAGACATGCCAATGCTTGTTCTTACCAGAACATCTGCTACTGAGTTTGCTAGAAGTGACTTTACCTTTGATACCTCTGGTGGGTTTATTCATCAGCCTTACTATAAATTTGCTGATCCGGCTGTAACTCTAACGCCGCAAAATAACAGCACATCGAATCAGACCATTACTGCAAGTGCCAGTATATTTTCCTCTGATTGGGTTGGCGAAGAGATAGAGTATACAGATTCAGCGGGAACGGTTCATCATATCGCTGTTGTTGCATATCTGTCAGGGACAACGATAACCGGCAAATTTGACACCGCTCCCTCTAATACAAATGCTCGAACAACTTGGAAAGAGCAGGTTTTTTCCAGCCGTCATGGATATGCTAGAAGCGTTGCTTTTCATGACCAGCGTTTGGTATTTGGTGGCTCAAGGGATTTGCCCAATCACATTTTTATGTCCAAGGTGGGTGAGTTCTTTAACTTTGATGTAGGAACAGGGTTGGATGATGAGTCTATCCAGATTCAGATTGCAGAAAACCAAGTATCCGAAATTAAAGCTGTTGAGTCATTTAGGCATCTGTCGATCTTTACATCAGAAGCAGAGCTTTATGTTCCAACATCGGAAAATAGGCCTCTGACGCCAAGTACTATTTCTGTGAAAAGGCAGACTTCATATGGAAGCTCTGGGGTGAATCCTGTCGATTTTGATGGCGCTCTTGTCTATCTGACAAAATCAAAGGGCGCTGTTCGAGAGTTTGTTTTTTCTGATTTAAGCCAAGCATATAACTCTGATGCTATCAGCCTTTTGTCTCAAGAGATGATTGGCACCATTGTTGATATGTCTGCTCAGCGTGAAGCACCAGATCAAGCTGAAGCCTATCTTTATACTGTAAACTCTGATGGTAACATGGCTGTCATGGTAAGCATTCGTAAAGAGCAGGTACAAGGATGGATGCAATATACGACTGATGGTACGTTCCAAAATGTTGCTACAGTCAATAGGCGTGTATTCGTTCTTGTTAGAAGGAATATGCCGTTAAGCAACGGGAATACCGAGTCCAGACTATTTATCGAGGAGTTTGATAACTCCTATCATCTTGATTGTGCTGAAAAGCAAACAAATGCCTCAGCCACTAAAAACTGGACCATTACAGCAGAGTCCGGTTTGCTAAATTATCCAGACATAAGGAATAGAGATGTCTCTGTTAAATCTGGTAATTTTGCTCTTGGTAGCTTTCCCGCAAATAATAGCGGTGAGATAACTCTCAATGATGCAGTTACGGAAGTCGAAATTGGCATTCCTTATACGCCTACAATGACAACCCTTCCTCCTGAATTTACTCTTCAGGACGGCATTACTGTTGGTCAAAAGCGTCGTATTGTAAGGGCTGTTTTAGATCTTAATGAGTCCCTTAATGTAAAAACAAAGGGAACAAACATTCTTATTCGCCGTGTTACAGATGATCTTTCTCTACAGCCAACTCCCCTCACAACAAGAAAAGAGGTGTATTTGCTTGGATGGTCTTCTGAAGGTACGGTTACTGTGACTCAGGATCAGCCTTTGCCGCTGACTCTTAATGGGTTGCTGCTGGAGGTAGAAGTATAATGGGTATGGGACTCCAAGTAGCTGGCCTTATGCTTAGCCTGCAGGCTGCTCAGATGCAAAAACGAGCTTACGAAGCAGAAGCTCAAGCTCAAGAAGAGCAAGCTGAAATGGCAAAGATTCAATCTGCCCAGCAAGAGATTGAGCGAAACAGACGTTTGCGTCAGCAACTTTCGTCTCTTGGTACAAGCATGTCTGCACAGGGCGTTGCAATTGGAACTAGCCCAAGTGTATTGGCATTGGCTGATGATGAAAAGAAGATAGCCAAAGAGGACATTGCATCTATCAGGCTAATGGGGATGTCAAATCGTCGTAGATATGAAGTTGGTGCGGCTGGTAGTCGAGCCGCTGGAACCGCTGCACAGCTTGGCGGGTTTGCCAAGACAGTTGGTGGCCTCTACAGCATTGATAAAGGTGTAGGTACTGGATAATGGCTTTTAAGAAAACAGGAGGACGCTCAGCCCTAGTTCAGCCCACTGGCTTGCCCAACTTTAGTGGGTTCAAGCAAGCCGCTGCATCCTACAACCAAATCGGTGAATTGGCTTATGGTATCGGCCTTGATGACCGTAAGCGCCAGTTTAACCAGTTAATCCGTCAGGCTGAGATCGATGGCAGAACTGCTGGCGTTGTCTATGATGAGAAGGGAGATCTTGTTCCTCTCACAAACTTTGACTATGCAAAAGCTAGTGAAACGTACGCAGAAGCTGACCAGAAGCAAATCCTTTCCACATATCGTAAAGCTGCTGTTCAGACATATGTAAACGCTGCTGCTAATGATATTAACAGCGCAGCTGCCCAAGCTCTTATCGATAACCCAAATGATCCTGCTGCCATTCGCTCTAGCGCACAGGGTTATCTGCAAGGCATCGAGAATCTTGATGATGAGATCTATACGGCACTTGCGCCAAAGGTTGCTTCTGCGTTTACAAAAGTAGAGAACCAAGCTCTTGCTCAACAAAGATCTGACGAAATTAAATATGCAGTAGATCAGGGGACAAAAGCCTATAATCAAAATGCCATCGAGCTGGGCGTTCTGTATGCAAAGAGCGAGGGAACAAATAACCCGGCTCAAGCTAAAGCTCTGCAAGACAGGATTAACGAGATTCTGGGCGAGCAAGCTGACATTATCATGGGCCTTGAAGCCAATGAGGTTTCTTCAGTAACCATTGATGAGATGCAGGACGCACAGGCGACTGTGATTGCTGCAAAGGTTTCTCAGTCAGGTGTAGAGCGTGCTTACTACTCTGGCGGTGCAGCAGAAGCCTACAGGCTTATTAAGGATACTGTAGCCGAGGCTGAGTTAAATCCTGAAGTAGACTCTGCAACCCTTAGAGCTGTTATGACCCAGAGCGTTCAGACGCTTTCTGCGATTGAGACAGCGGAGAACCAAGCTCAGAAAGAGGTTCTTACTGGAATCTATAACGATCTTTACAAAAGGGTTGTTATCGATGGCCTAGACATTACTGCTGAGCTTGCTAATCCATCTTCACCTATTCATGGTCTGGAAGGAACTCAACAAGCCGCACTGTTCAGTGTTGGAACTAGCCTTGCACAACAAACAGAGCAAAATGCCAAAAAACTGAGAGATGATCAGCTAAAAGGCTATCGAGCAGAGTACGATAATCATCTGTCCATCTTTGAGAACCCCACTCAGACGACTCCTGCAATGGCGATGCAGGCTATGCGTGATATCAAGCTGCTTCATGGTATGGGGCTTCTGGGCGATACTGGTGATAAGTTGCTTCTTGAAGCTGGGACTAAGTTTGATGAAGCGATGGTTGCTTTTGCAGCAGGCGATATTGAAAAGCAAGGCTCTGTAATCTCTATGGAGTTAAATCCCAATCTCAGTTCTTACACAAAGTCTCCAGCTTATTATCGCAATGAAATGTATATGTCTGGTCTTGAGTCAAAAAATATTATCGGTAAGGGCGGCTACTGGTCAGACAGGGAAGCGTTTATCAACGACGTAAATACATATGCTGGTCATTTTAAGAAGCGTGTAGATCTAGCTCGTGATGCTGGTGTTGCCGAGCGTAAGATTCTTAATACCATTATGCCGACCGCAGCAGAGTTGAAGGCTTTCTCTCAGGTAAAGGGTTTTGATAAGGTCCGCAATCTTCAGACAGGCGAAATAATTCCTATGGATCTCTTGTCTGAAGATGAGAATATCTTCATGGCAAGTGCAGATAATGTTGCTGCATTTGCCGTTCAATCAAAAGGTTTACTGCATCCTGGTGCTTTTGATCTATTTGAGTCCGCTTCCAAGAATATTGAAAACGCAGATAGAGCTATTCGTGTCATGGGTCAAACCATGGATGCGATCAGAAGTGCAAGAGATATCGATAGCAGTCAGGTAGAGGGCATCTTTTACAGCAATCTTTCAGAAGACACAGTTGCATTTCTTAGGATTGCAGGGAGGGTTGGGCCTGAACTTGCGGTAGATGCGTTTGCTGCTGACCGGAATATGAACCGCAATGCTTCTGGCCTTGTTGCCAATAGCAAATATGCAGATCGGCCAGAGTCAGAAGCTCTGGAAAGCATATTTATGGATTCCTATAACGAAGCCATAGAAGCCAAGAGTTTCTTTAAGCTGTTACAGCCCTACATCACTGATGCTGATAATCAGATGCTGTACCAAATGGCTAATGATGCAGGCGTTAGGAATGTAGAGGGCATGATTCTGTCAGACCCCTATATCAAACAAGCTATGAAGAGCCTGTTTATTGGGAAGATGCTCAAATACCCGCAGTATGTTCCTGCGGAAGCTATGCGTGATACCATTCGTGAAATCGGCACAAGGGTTGGCCCACAAGTAAACGCATATACCGGCGGTCTCGAGTTTGTCACCAATCCCATTTTGCCAAATGCACAGGCCACTGTTGGGAATGCCGGCATTACACTAGGGATGGATGACATCAACAGGGACATCAAAGATATGTTCCTTAGAACTCCCGCTATCATTGATCCTACCATTGCTGAGCAGATTGCAAGAGTTGATGAAGCTCCCATGATCGGGGGTGGTTTATTTGGAGATCCATCAAGGCTCGGGAACCCTGTTTTATTTTATGTTCCAAATGAAAGCTATGGTGCAACACAATCATACACTGTCTTGCTGAAGACGACCGCTGGCAAGGTTATCCCTTTGCTTGAAGACTACAGCTATGACTTCAAGAGATCTCAAGCATATGAATCGTTTTTGGAGTCTGTAGACACTCTAAAGTCAGACAGGATGAAGAACTTCTTCTCTGCATACGGCTTGATGGATCAGAGCCTTCTGCAGTCTGGATTTGATTCGATTGAAAGAACAAGAAGCGACAGAAGTTTTGATGGTTTGTTTAATCTTTATAACAGCACATTCAGAGCTGATATCGGGCAGGATCCAATAACACCAGAAGAAAAAGATGAGTTCTTCTATATGCTTGATCGCATCACATCACTAGGTTGGCGTTAATGAGCAATATTGATTGGAAGTTTATCTCTGACCGTGAGGGATCTCGTATTCTGTCAGGCTATGTTCCTGATGCAAAGGGGTCTAAGTCTGGCGTTACCATCGCTACAGGCTTTGATCTTGGGGCAAGAAACCTTGCTGATCTCAAAGGATTGCCAAAGGCCATCATTGATAAGCTCAAGCCCTATCTTGGAATTAAAGGCGCACAGGCCCAAGAGGTGGCAAAGGATTTAAGTATTACTGATGCTGAAGCGCAGACAATCGATGAGTTTTCCAAAACAGAAGCTGTAGACAGACTGAAAGCAAAGTGGCAGGCAGCCACAGGTGAGTCTTTTGATGATCTGCCTAAGCACAAAGCTACTGTCGTTGCATCTGTTGCATTTCAGTATGGGGATCTTGAGAGCCAAACGCCTAACTTCTGGCGTCAGATAACCAAAGATGACTGGAATGCAGCAGAGAAGAATCTGCGAAACTTTGGGGATAACTACAGTACAAGACGAAACCTTGAAGCAGATTACTTTATTAGCGGCTTGAGCGAGGAAGAACTCGCAGCAAAAAAAAAATTTGAGCGAGAGTTAGCAAGGGATACTCAATACGGCATACAGGAAGCCATGATCTCTGGGGAAGAGGGTGGCCTTGGTTCTGCGCCTACTGGACCTCAAGAAGTAAGCCCAAGGGACATGTCCAATGAGCAGCTTGTTGATCTTGTTCAGTCTCAGATAGCTGACTCAAGAGCCGCTAGACTAGATCTTGATGAACAAGACTTTGAGGTATCTGGCACCTCCCCTGCTGCCGATGATGTCGAGCTTCCTATAATCGAAGAGATATCAGATGAGTCTGCTGTCTTAGTTGACCCAGCTCCTATTATTGCTGACTCCTCCACAACAAAAGCCAATGCGTCTTTGCCCACTCAAGAAGAGGTGACTAATAGCTACGGTATCGTTTTTGGAGATCAGAACCGTAAGTACGGGGAAAGAGTTCCATCTCAACTAACAGACCCAGAAGCATATGACTACTTCGTCTTCGATGAGTCTTTCTCAAATGTTTGGGGAACAGCATTCAAGCAAGGAAACTTTGCCCCCGCACTTGCAAAAATGCTGACAACAGAGAATTACAAAACAGTTGATGGTTATGATGCTCATCAAGATGCTGCTCTTGCAAAAAGAATGGGTGGTACAGATGGTCTTTGGCGCTTCAGGTTTTCCGGTAGCCCTGAAGAGTCGATGGCAATGGCTGATGAGATGGAAGAGGATGCACAGGACGCCCTTCTTCTTGCCAGCACATATTCTCAGAACGCCCAACTTATGGCTGGGCTTGCAACGCCTACTAGCTTAGCGCCTCTCGCTCCAATGAAGCTGCTGAATGTTGCTAACAAGACAAGACGTTTTGTTGGCGGCACTGCTTACACATATGCTTTGATGGCACCGGAACAGATGCTGCTGGACAGCCAGAATACTCAAAGAGACGCAAGCCATAGCGCTGTCATGCTTACAGGACTTAGCCTTATAGGTGGGGGTTTGGCTTATAAGTTTGGCGGCAGGGGACTGTCCACCTCAACAGCGCTAACTCCTCCCAATCAAATATACCGTGCTGGTGGTGCTGGTGTTAGTCCTGAAAGAGCAAGGCAAGCTGCCTACGCTCAGATTGAGCAAGAGGGATTAGAAGCTACTGGCATAGGCATCGAAAAGCTGGGGTGGAACCCTGTGCTGCGTATGCTGCAAAGCCCGAATCCATATGTTCGCGGTCTTGCTGTAGGCATGGTCGATGTGGGCGGCATGATGCAGAAGAAGGTTCGTGGTCAACAGGAAGCCATGGATCAATCCGTAGAGACAACCTTTAGAACCACCTATCTCTCACGACTGCTCGATTCTGTCAGACACAGCGATGAAGCGTATCTTGCCTATAGGGGCAGATCCATCCCTCAGTCTGACTCTCGCCGTGCATTTGAGATGATGAAGATGAATCTTGGCGATACGTTCCGTGGAACAACAGAGCTTACAGAAGTTCAGTTTCGCAACCGTGTTGGCATGGCAATGCGCCGTGGTGATGCTGACCAGATGAATGACGCCGCAAGCTCCTATGTTACTCAGGCAGCTCGTGGTTATCGTGATGTCTTCAATTTTATCAGGGATCAAGCTCAGAGTGTCAGGCTGTTTGAAAAGCAGCTTGCAGCCGACATTGAAGCCGCAAGGATTGCTGGCAATCTTGATGAAGTGGCAAGGCTTGAGCAGCGCCTTACAAAGCTGCAAATGGAAGGCGTCACTCCCAACACAGCGCCTTCCTATTTGCCCAGGATATATCGTGTAGACAAGATTATGGAGAATCCTGAGAGGTTCCTGTCGATAATTGAGAAATATGCAAGAACGCAGCTTCGCATGGGTCAGAAAGAAGCCAAGCAGTTTGCCAATGACGTATTAGATACTGTTACTCACCAGCGCCCCTATCTGGATCTTGAGGGAGCAACAGATGGTCTAGATTGGGTAAAACGTGCCAGTGGTGTTCAAGCAAGAACTCTTGAGATTGAAGATGAGCTGATCGAGGAGTTTCTTGAAAGTGATATCGAGACGTTGGTGCGTCACCATGTTAAGACGATGGGGATGGATATCGAAATTGCCAGACGCTATGGCGATGTAAATATGCAGTCTGTTCTTGACGATGTTGCCGAAGAGTACAAAACCCTTATGAAAGAAGCCCCCAATCCAGAAGCAAGGGCAGAACTTGCTAGGGCATTGGAGCGTGACATAAATGATATTAGGGGTTTGAGAGACAGGCTCCGTGGCACATACGGTGCATCGAAAGACCCCCATGCACTATCTAGCCGTGTTGTAAGAGTCATGAAGTCATTCAATGTTCTTTCTGGCATGGGAAGCGCAATGGTTAGCTCTGTCCCTGACGTTGCTCGTATTGTCATGGTTGAGGGCCTGTCTAATGCTTATCGCAAGGGCTTTATGGCCCTGTTTGATGAGCAAGCAGCAATCATTAGCAGGATGTCAAAGGAAGAGCTAAGCAAAGCCGCTGTCGGCGTAGATGCTACGCTTGGCCTTAGAGCGCATGCAATGTCTGATGTTGGCGATCTGTTTGGATCTCGTTATGGGCTGGAGCGCGGCCTCAATAAAGCAACAGGCATGTTCTTCTTTTTCAATGGCCTTAACCTCTGGAACCAAGCCCTAAAGGAGATGGCTGGCAATGTGACCATGCTCCGCATGACTGAATCCATTATGAAGCCATGGAACAAGCTAAGCGCTGCTGATAAAGAAAAGCTGCTAAAGAACGGCATCGATCAGGCTGACTTCGGTCGAATGAAAGCTTTGATTAAAGAGCATGGCGAACAGATAAATGGTGAGTGGCTTCCAAATACAGATGCTTGGAATGATGCCACTATGCGTCTGAAGTTTAGAAACGCTCTAAACCAGAATGTAGAGAGGATTATCATTACGCCGGGTGCTGGTGATCGTGCATTGTGGACATCTACAGAGTTTGGATCACTGATGACACAGTTCAAGTCTTATGGTCAGGGCGCCATGGTTCGCATGGCTACTGCTGGCCTGCAAGAGAAAGACGGTGCTTTCTGGCAGGGCGCATTCCTGATTGTGGGGCTGGCAGCAATGATCAATGAGATTAAGAGAGTGCAGTACGGCATCGACAAGGAAGAGGACTTCGATCAGAAGCTAATCAATGCTGTAGACAGGTCTGGCATTCTTGGCTGGGCAATGGATGTAAACAATGCTGTTGAAAAGATTTCAGATCAGAAGATGGGAATGCGTCCATTCCTGACAGATCAGCCATCATATGTTATGCCAGAAGGCGCAAAAGCTGGGGCTGTATTTGGCCCAGCAGCCAGCAATGTAATGAATGTTGGCAGCATTTTAGGTGATGTTGTGACTTTTAACGCAGACGCCCAAACCATGAGTGACCTTAGATTCTCCATGCCAACAGGCAACCTGTTCTATCTTGACCCAATTTATGATGGAATCTTGGGTCAGTGATGTGAATTAACTAAAGCATGACAGGAAGGTATAAGTAACTATGGCTACGATTCAAATCGCTGATAATGATGCTCGTGTTCAGTACACCCAAGCGGTGACCGCTGACACGACCCAGCTTACCATTGACTTTCCTTTTTTCAGTCTTGATGACATCGAGGTTCGTGTTGTTGATGAAAATGGGTTGTTGCATACACCATCTAGAGGAACAGGGGCTGATACATTTGCTGTTGTTGGCACCGCTGTAGATGATGGTTTTTCGGGCGGATATGTTACCCTTGGGGATACATACACAAGCTCTAGCACAAGTATTACTATCTTCAGAGATATAACGGCCGCCAGAACAACTGATTTTCCAACATCAGGCCCGTTTAATATCGCAGCTCTCAATACAGAGCTTGATAAAACTATGGCGCTCATTCAACAGAATGAGACTTCTGTTAATCGTGCATTGCGCCTTTCTGACGAAGACACATCTACAAGCGCAACGCTTCCCACAGCAACAAATCGTTCAAACAAGTATCTTGGTTTTGACACTAACGGTAATCCCATTGCATCTGCTGGCACTGCTGACGGGACCCCAATCAATGCTGCAATGCAGGCATTTGTTCAGTCCTCAAATGTCACAGATGCAAGAGCTTTGCTGCTTGCTGGAAGCCAACTCACAATTCCAAGCGGTGGATTCGACACAACACTTCAATCCACAGGGGATATTCAAATAATCCCAGGCACCAATAATTATGTTGAAATACCTACTGATGGTCAAAGATACCTTACAGTTGGGGATATGCGTTTGAATGATAATGTTATCCGCACTCCTGCTGTTGGCACAGACATGCGTATTTCTAGTGGTGCTGATTTAATCTTTGGCGTTTCTGGCGCTGGTGGCACCGCACAAACAAGTGAAACGGCGGTTAACTTTTTTTCCTTTCATGGTGTAGGGGGAGATTATCCCTGCTCTATTGAACTTGTTGGAGGGAAAAGTGGTGGTTTTACAACTGTTGGGCAAATAGAGTTTGTTGATAGAGAAAATAATACTGGCTCGAAAACCTGTGCCTCTATCAAGGTAACTAATCCTAGCGGTGGCGCAAGTAATGCCACAGGTGGCAATATTGTATTTGGAACCCAGCCTACTGGTGGTGGTGGAGTAACAGATCATGTTACCATCAATAGCGATGGGCGACTCTCTGTAAACACTATTGAAAATGGAGAAATTTTCCTAGTTCAGAACACTCACAATGGAACGCTTGGTGCGCCAAGCGGCATGAGAATAGACTTTGCTTTAGACAATCCAGACAATAATTCCTCATTCTTTATCAAGGCTGAAGATTCCACCACCGCTAGATTTTATGTGTACTCTGATGGAGATGTTCAGAACCACGATAACAGTTACAGCGGAATATCTGATAGCAAGCTGAAGCAACAGATTACTGATGCGTCTTCTCAATGGGATGACATCAAGGCGCTTCAGATCCGCAAGTTTAAATTTAATTCAGATGTTACTGATAAGGGCGATAGCGATAGCCTTTGGAGGCTTGGTGTTGTTGCTCAAGAAGTCGAATCTGCTGGAATGAATGGTTTGGTTTATTCATCTCCAGATGTTGATGATGACGGTAATGACCTTGGAACAGAAACAAAGGCTGTCAAATACAGCATCCTTTACATGAAGGCAGTAAAAGCCTTGCAAGAAGCAATCACCAAGATCGAGGCTCTAGAGGCTCGTGTAACAACTCTTGAGAATGCGTAGGAGTAAATCATGACTGTAGCAGCAAGAGATTCTGTAAGAGAAGACCTGATTCAAGCCTTAGAGCTTGGAACAGTACAAACCATTAGCGTAGCAAGTAGCAGTGCGGCAACAAGCTCTGCAATGGCAAGTGGATCAAGGGTTGTTCGTGTTGTTAGCACGACTGACTGTCATATCCTTTTTGCAGCAAGCCCCACAGCAACAACAAGCAGCACCTATCTCCCAGCTAATCAGGTTGAGTACTTCAAGGTGCCTGTCCCTGGCACATCAAAGCTGGCCGCTATCAGAGCCAACGCCGACGGAACCCTGTATGTAACCGAGATGGCCTAATGCTGAAAAACCCCGGACTACGCAAGAGCGTCGAGCAACCTGTCCTCGACCTGAACTTTGCCGCATCACAAATTGGCTCTAACGGTGCGCCTGATGGGCGTATGAACGATTTCAATCGTGGCAGCAACGCGTGGTTCGTGGACTCTGATGGTCTGGTGAAGAAGTCGCCGCATAACTTGATACTGTCTAGTGAGACAATAGTTCATGGCGCTTCTGGGTGGCTTGGAGCAGGGGCCAGTCTTGAGTCTAGCCCAGAATCTCCTGATGGAATTGATGGCTCTACAAAGGTTACTTGGAATGGGGTTGGCCAGCTTTACAATTTAGTTAGTGGCATTGTTGCGGGTCAGACATATCAGTTTAGCTACTATGTAAAGCTCGGTACAAAAATCAACAATCGCTATGCAGTTTATGACCATACAAATACTACTTTTATAATCACTTCTTCGATTACATCAGGTGTGTCTTCTTCTGAATGGACGCGAGTTAATTTTACAGTCACAGCGCCATCAGGTTGCACACAGATACGTTTTTATCCTGATAGGGCTGAAAACAACAGCACTGAAACAGGAACGACCTTCATTACAGGCGTCCAAGTCAGCCAGCACAGCACCCTGCCTGTAGACAACCCCTATCTTAAAACCACTGGCAGCGCGGTGTATGCTGCACGGCTTGACCACGACCCGACTTGGTTTATGTCGGCGGCGCAAGAGCAGAACCTCCTGCAATACAGCGAGATGCTAGATGACAGCTATTGGAGCAAAACCCGCACCACTGTCACGGCAAACGCTTTAGAAGCGCCTGATGGAACGGTTACCGCAGAGCTATTGTCAGAAGACACTAGCAGCAGCAATACTCACATTCTTAGACAAAGCACCCCTGCTGATGTTCCACAAACAGCAGGAAAATCATATGTGTTTAGCGGTTATCTAAAAGCGGGTGGCCGTCATAGAGCAAGGATTAGATTCGAAAGTTCTGCTCATCAAGCACATGTCAATTTAATTGATGGCACAATCAATAACCTTGGTATGGATTCTGTTTCTTTGACCGACGAGGGAAATGGATGGTTCCGATTTGCTGGCGTACAAACAGCAGATGCAACAAACGACCCTTTAATTCAAATAATGTTGATTGCAGATGACGGCTCGACCAACTACACAGGCGACGGCTCTAGCGGTGTTTATGTCTGGGGTTTGCAGCTAGAGGTCGGCACTAGCCCCAGCACCTACCACCGCACGGAGGGTGCGCCTTATTACGGCGAGGG